AGACCATGTAGCACGATCAATACCGCCATAAGTACCTGTAGATGGACTATCTGCAACAGCAGCAGCTAAACCAGTTAAGTTCTTACCTGAGTTACCTGTACCATTACCATAAATATCAGTTTGGATACGGTTAGTCAGTTGAGCTTCAGCTACTTGAATACGACCTTCTAACAAATCTACAATCGCTTCTTTAGAACTGTTTTGCAACATTTCCAAGCCTGAGATAGTAACTGCTGAAGCGTATTGAGTGATATTGAATTGAGCTGCTGAAATTGGGCTATTAGGCGCAATGTTCAGAGTTTCATAACCACTATAGCTGTTAGTGTTGTTTGTAGATGTGTCGTTGTACATTACTTCTTCAAGAATTACATTACCGCCTGAAAAAGGACGAACATTGCCACGTTTTTTTAAACGATCCAATAAAGGATTGTTAAGTGTTACGTTGTCTGCTAATTTGCCACTACGTGATTGAATAGTGGTGGCAATAATATCAGACACAGATGAATTGGCAAAAGCCATAATAATCTCCTATGTTTATATGATTGAACCAGATTTCTCAAATGATTCCATTAAAGAGTCTCTGATACTTGCGCCTTTTCCACTTGAACTCATAGACGCTGTAGGCGTGGCAGATTTCGGGGATAGAGCTTTTGCTTTAGCTTGGGCTACTTTTGCATGGCGGTCAGCTTCAGATTTATTGGCTTGTTCAGCCTGTACTTTCTGAAATACTCCATCTTGCAATCTTATAGCTTTGTCATAAGCGGTTTGTAAGTCATCAGCCATTCCAGCTTGGAGTAATCCAGCCATCGTTTCTCTGACTTCTTCAAAATAAGGTTTGTCATTCTGAAAACTTGTAATTTCATTCTGTAACTGGTTTTGTTCCAATCGTTCTTGCTGTGATTGGAACTGATTCCATTGATTCTTAACTTGGTTTAATTCCTGTGCCATCATTGCAAACTGAGGATCAGAACCTTGACCTGTCAATCCGTTTAATGATACACCATAGTCATTCGCCAATTGTGCAAACATCTGCATTTTTTGTTCCGGTGAACCCATTGCTAATGTTGCATGAGCTTTACCTAAATTACTAATCCAAGTAGATGGCTCTATATTATTTTGTTGCAAAAGAGGCATAAATGGCTCAATTGCTTGCATTAATGGTGCTGCCGAATCCCATTGATTCTTGTAAGTAGAAACACCTTTAGCATAATCCGCCTCACGCTGACCAATATAGTCTTGTAAAGTTGGATCTAGCTTACCCCATTGTTCTTCATAGTCCTTTTTCCAAGAACTAGGTCTAGGTTTTGTTTCTACTGGAGCTGATTCAGCTTCAAAGCCAAAGTCATTATCGTCTGTTATAGACGCTTTAGCAAACTTCCCTGAATCATCTCTCACTCTATCAGATTTCGGTGCTTCTAGTGCTGTTTCTGTGCTTGCTAAAGGTGTTTCCTCTATGATAGCACTTTCAATTGTATCTCTAAGACTAATTGGCTCATCCTGAGTAGTCAGGTTGTTTTCCATTTTAATTCCTTTATTAAATTATGCAGATAAGTTTGCGAACCAGTTGCCGTCACCTAATGAAACAAATGTTGCTGATTTTAATGTTGTAATAGATAAAGCTGCATCTGCTGAACCACCATTAATTTTAAAGCCTGAAGCAGGCCATACTTTAATTGTATTAGCTGATGTGTTAGCTACCCAGTATTTATCACCAGGTGCTGCGTCTGATGGTAATGTTGGGCCATAGTTTAATGTAGATGTTGAATATTCAACAACTGAAGTAGGTAATGTTTGACCGCCTTGAGCTGCTGCTGTTGCTGCTTGTGCTTTTGTTACAAAGCCTACGATAGCTTGAGCTGATTGACCAGCGTTACCGCTACCTTGAATTGTTTTTACTAATGCCATGACTTTCTCCTAATAACGTAACTTGTTGTAAACTTGCCGAGCAATTTGCTCCCTTAATTCATCTCGTCTTGGTGGTGGTGGCATTGATGGTTTAATGTCAGCAGCCTCAACTAGATTATGTCTGCGCAAATGCTCTCTATGCGCTTTACGGCCTTCAATCATCTCACCTGTTACTTGTGATTGATATGGCTTGTAATCTTCTCTTACAAAAACACCTGATGTATCTGCACGTTGATATTCGTCAGCAGGTACTAATTCCATAGTAATTGGATCTTGTATATATCTCATAATAGCATTAGAAGCAACTCTTCATCCTCTTGTTCTTGTTTCATTTCGTTAGCCATAAACATTAGCTTTTGTACTGTAGCCATGTCACTAGCAAGTCTTTTGTAATCTATAGAAAAAGGTGAGAAAGATTGTTTTTCTTTAACATAAGGCTGTAACGCCTCTATCATTTCTTCTTCTATCTCTGGGCCATCAATTACTAATTTTAACGCTTCTTGTATCTCAGCACGTTTAGACTTCTTAATACTTTCTTTCTTTATACCACCAGTCTTACCCCATTGTACAGGAGTAGGTGTAATCGCATTAAGTAGCGAGTTAAATGCTGCTGATGCAAAAGCATGAAAGCCAAACATTTAGCTATTCCATTTTCTAGGCGTTATATGAGTAGCAAGCATTAATCGTGTAAATCCACTATGTGCTTTCCATCCTACATTAATTCTTATAAACCATGCTTTAGTAAAGAACCATTGCGCACGTAAATTAAAGGCATTACCCCAATCAGAATATTCCCAATTATCAACTCCTGTATCCCATTTAGCAATAGAGCCAATGATTATAGGCGTATGAATAGGATTTATACCCATAGGATATTGACCAAAGCCATAAGCAGGGTTACGGACTAGCCAAAACATTCTGTAAAGGTAAGGGCTAATCGTAGTAAAGTAATCACCAAAATGACCTTCATCTAATGGTGCATCAAATGTCTGAAACCATCTAAGCGGTTTAATCAGCCATTCTCTATTATCTATTATTGTTACGAAAATAGGCAAGGCAAGGATAGGTGAAAGTAACCAAGTAACCAAAGTTAAGGCTATTGAAAATGGGTAACAAGCTAACCAACGTAAATATATCATGGTGTCAATGCTTGTATCTTAGTTGTTAATGCTTGTAGTTCTAACATAAGGTCAGCTATTGTAGGCTGTACAATAACTACAGGTGCTGGCTCTACCCAAGTAATAAGAGCATCAGGTAACTCTATTTGCTCGCCTGTTTCTAAGTTGAGTTCTATTCTCATGGTATGTCCTATTCGTACATTATATTAATTGAGCCCGCATCAAAAGTGTCTGTGCCATTTACTGTGGTGATACGTACTCGGTCTAATGTGCCAGCAAGAGCTAATGAGCCTTGCATATATGCACTTCCAGATGCAGCAGTATTAGCAAATGCACCGACTCCAACCCAAGTATTGCCTGAAAAATTCGTAAATACTAATTGCCCTGCATAAGTATTAGTTGCTCCAGTAGCATTTAAACCAAAACCTGTTGTTATATTTTGTGTTTGATACACATTTGTACTATACATATTTTGAGAAGTAGTTAAATATCCAGTAGTTACAATAGTTGTATTTCCTAATTGAACTTGAACAATAGAAGTACCATTCGTACTAACACCATTAAACATTACAGTAATTCTTTTAACCCAACTAGGAATACCTGTAAAGTCTATTGATGTACCTGATGTAGAAGCTACTGCTGTACCTGATATTACAGAACTACCCCATGTTGGCGCACCTGCAACTCCTGATACTAATTTTTGCCCTGCTGTACCTGCTGCATTAATTGCATAAGCCGTTCCTGTACCATAAACTACTCCGCCAGCCGTAGGAGTAGCTGTAGAATTTGTACCCCCATTAGCTATTGGCAAAGTGCCAATTAAAGTTAATGCTTGTGCAGTAGTCGCTACAGTATGCGCTCCTGTACCATTCATATAAGAAATGCCAGTTAAAGTACCAGCTAATCCTGTACCGCCATTACTAGCAACTAATGTACCACCTAAAGTAACAGCACCTGATGTTGCTGATGTAGGCGTTAATCCTGTAGAGTTACCTGCAAATGTCGTTACACCTGTTGAAGCCGTTAAATATGAGCCAGCAGGTTGCTTACCATTAAAAGTATTCCAATCTGTAGAACTTAAATATCCATTTGTACTTGTTGTTGATTGACTTATGCTTACAGTTGCAACACCTAATGTAGTTGATACTGCGATTGGTGCAGTTCCTGTTACAGAAGTTACTCCTACAGCAGTTACAGCAGACCAAGTACCATCACCACGTAAATATGTAGTGCTTGATGGAATACCAGTTGCACTAATGCCACCTACAGGCAAACCTGTACAACTAGTTAATGTACCGCTTGAAGGAGTACCTAAAGCACCACCAACTGAATATTTACCATTAAATGTACTCCAATCAGTAGAAGATAAAGCCCCACGATTAGTAGCTGAAGCTGTAGGTACTTGTAAAGTAATAACTGGTGTAGTAGTACCTGTTGCTACAGTTGAGCTTAAATCAGTACCTGTTGTGCCTAAAGTTAATGCTGCTACACTTGTAACAGTACCATTGGTATTAGACTTGTTATTAAATGTAGTCCAATCGGTAGAAGTCAAATAGCCACTTACTGATGTTGTAGCTGCTGCCATAGAAATAGCAGGAGTTGTACCACCACTACTGACTACTGGTGCTGTGCCTGTTACGCTAGTGACTGTACCGCCAGAACCTGTAGCAGATAATGTACCGCCAGCAAATGCAACACCAGTACCGATAGTGACATTGCTAAACCCACCTGCAGCATTACCATAAAGAATTGATGATCCGCTAGTTGCTGGTGCGTAATCTGTACCACTTGTGGCAATAGAAACTACACCTGCTGTGAGTTTAGCCAAGCCACTTAATGAAGTTGCTAATGTTGTAGCCCCTGTTACCGCTAATGCACCAGCCAATGTTACTTTACTATCTTGATCTACTGTAACCGCAGTTACTTGTGTAATCGTTGTGTTAGGTGTGACCTTAATTAATGCTTTAGCACCTCTAGCTGTAGCGCCCCATACTTCTGTAGTAACACCTTCCATTGAAACTTGCGGATAAGCATCTGCCGAAGTCGTGCCATAACCTGCTAGTTCAAATTTACCTAAACTGTCACCACTTATAGGTGCTTGTGGCGCAGCAACAGTACCTCTAAACTTACTGACACGAATAGAAGAACTATTAGCATCACTAGAATACCCTCTCATAGCAATACGAGATGATGAATTATTATCACCTACTGCTCTAAATCGGATAGTCGGTACAGTTGTAGTATTAACACCTAAATTAGCAACATTGACCAAAGTCTTAGCATTAAGGTCTACTGCACCTGTAGCACCTGTATAAGGAATTGCACTTACATCAGCAGCCGTTAGTACAACTGTACCGGTATATCCGTTTACAGAAGTTACAGCATCAGTATTATCTATCTTTTGCCATACTGAGCCATTAAACACAGCCCAATCACCTATCTGCCAATCAGTAATGCCGTTTAGATTAGTTGTACCTGCTGTGGCTACTACATAGTAAAAACCTTTTGTACCAGCACTAGAAGTCAATGTGGGTACGTTAGTTGTTGCGTTCCATGTCCCTTGATAGTTTAAATCACCCATTTGAGGAATTTGACTAACAGGAACTTTGCCAGCACTATCTAACGAAGCCACGCCATTAGCTACACCAGCATCTAAATAAGCAGCAGTACCTAATGAACCTGGTTGAACCGCAGTATCAGCTTTAGCACCTTGAGCAGCCGTAGCAAAGGTAGAAGCGTTATACCCACTATCTTTAATCAGTTTGCCTGTTGTTAGGTTAAAGGCTGCAAAATTATTATTGATTGCACTAGATGGCCCATAAACATTACCTGCTGTCAGTAATACTTTTTCAGATGGAAGGTCTAGGAATATATCTTTAGTACCGCTAGCGAAATAGACTAACGCACCACCATTAGATGATGATAAGACTGTATCACGGGTAATCTTATTGCCAGCAAGTACGTAAGTACCAACGCCGACTTCCCATGAGTTGTTAGTATTATCTACAATTGTGTAATAAGTAGTAGAACCATCACCAATAACACTAAATGGCTGATAGTTAGCTTGTGCGCCACTAAGATTAGCATCACCTGTACCTGTTACTGGGGTTGTTTCTAATACTCTGTCAGCAAGCACTAATGCCATTATGCTACTCCAGAAATTTTGCCGTTTTGATCTCTAATAACTTGCTTAGGCTTAGTAAGCTGTTGCACTAAGTTTTGATGTGACATTTGTTGTTGCATCATCAAGTCTTGATTATGTTGTTGTTGTGTAGCTACCATCATACCCATGTTTTGATTAATTGAATCAACTAATCCACTCAAAGCAGATGTTGGTTGCTCAATGCCACCAGTTGAAACCTCTGTTAGCGTTTCTTGGTCTTTAGCAGCGTTAATATCTAATGATTTAAGGTGTAGGTCAGTCTTAGATGACATCTCAGCAATTAATACTTTAGTCTGATTGTCCATCTCAGTTTTCCACTTATCATACTCTAAGCGTTGGGCTTCACGTTGTGCTTCAGCTTGCATCTCCATTTGCTTCATTTGAGCATCCATCTGAGCTTTTTGTTGTTCAGCTTGTGCTTTAATCATTTCAGGTGTTGGTTGAGGTGGCTGTGGAGGTGTTGCATCTTTTTTAGCTTGCTTTTGCTTCATCTGATCAGCTAAGTTATCAAACTCACCCTCTAATGTACGACCTACTCTGAAGCCAGTTACACCAAATTTAAGTAAGTCCATCATCAATGGAACTAATTGAGGCGCAACTTGAGCAGCTTGCACAGCTTTCTCAACAAATCCGCTAGTAGCTGTCATAAACTCAATGCGATCTGCCTTCTCTTGTTGCTCATCAGCATATAACATTGAATCTGTAGCCACTTCAATACGGAATGTACGTGTAGCATTATTTTTAATCAATTCTAATGCTTGTGGAATCATCTGTTTGTCTGTATCAGATAAGTTCTCAGCACCACCAATTTTAAGAATAGTCTCTGGTTGAAAGTGTTGGCAGATAATTTGTGCCTTAATCTTTAGAATCTCACTAGCAAACATAGCCACATCATCTTGAAATACTTTAAGACGGAGTGTAGCGTACTGACCTTTAATTTGTTGAGCAGTTGCAGTTTCATTAGCATTACTAGCACCACGAATAATATCGGATATGCCTGTAATATCATAAATTTGTTGTTTGACTTGCCCCATAGCTTGATAGGCATTATTTAACGCATTAGCTATTGGAGTTATATCTACAATATCAATTGAACCACGTAAGCCTGATTTTTCTGCAAAGGCTGAGAAGTTCTTAATAGGTATAAGAGAGTTATTATCACCCTCTGTAAATAGGCGAGCTAATTCAGGAGTTGAGGCATCATATACACCACGTACTTTTAATGCGTCTATCAGCCCCTTAATGCGGTCTGCAAGCACATCTAACTCATTGGCTTGGTCTTGGTATAACGTGTAATCAGGTACAGGCACTAAAGATTCATTAGTAATCGTAGCGTATAGCGGTCTAGGACAAGGCCAGAAATCTTCTAGCTCTAATGGATCGTCTACTTCATCAAGTGTCTTACCCAAAGACATACTAATCCAACAAACTTTCTTAGCTTCTTTATCCCATAGCTCTACGATTAAGGCACGTTTACCTACGCCTTCAGTCTGTTTCATCTTTTGGTCATCAGGCGAACTATCTAACGGAATTCTGTCAGCCAAGTCACCAAACTTTTCTTCTGGAAAGCGATCACGCAACATACCACGTGTCATATAGACTTTACGCCATACGCAAGTGACTTCATCCCATTGTCGTGCTACTTCATGTCCAAAGTCTTTCCAATGTACATAGTCCACAGGAGTTGATTCTGTCTTGATGTATTCTTCTTCTGTTTCTGATTCTAAATCATCTTCTGAGATAGATTCCATGCCTTCAGATGATTGTGTATCAATGATTGGCTCATAACGTACCCATGCCACACCACGACCACCTAAGAAGCGATCATAAACCGCAGCAGTTAAGGTAGAGTGAAAGTCATTAGAATGTGTAATCTCAAAGTCTAATGCACGCTCAATAAGCAATGACGCTACACGTGCAACTGGATCGTTATCCTTGAACCTGCGTGATACATCAGGTTTAGGCATACGTGAAAACGTGGCTGCTTTCAATGTCTGTACGTTAGCCCACAAAATGTTGTAGTGTGATTGCGATGTAGTTTGTGTTCTGTCATCACGATAACGCTTGATAATCTTTTCTGACCGACCTTCCCATCGTTTAAACTCACGATCGTACATGGTCATCATATTAAGATAGTTTTGTGTGTCGTACTTCTTTTGAGTTTCAGCCATGATAATTATGCAAACAATACAGTAGCTGAGACAGTACCACCAATGACAATATAAAGTCCAACTGTATAACTAACAGGCAGACTATAGAAAGTAGCACTTGCTGGTGTAAAGACTGTAGCAATTGGTGTAGTAGTTGTAGTAGTGGCTGAATCGTAGATAGTGATTGTAGGTGTAGCTGAAGCTGCTGATACCCAAATACCTATTAAATCGCCTTGAATTGGTGTTACGTTGCCAGTAGCTGATATAACTTTATAGCCACCTGTGATTACTTGATTGCCCATATTAAATCCTTCCCTGTGATTTAGTTGTCTTAGTCCACAACTCGTTTAGTGTAACCTCTGTTTCCCCAATACGAAGCCCTGTAACTGGTATTTCTTTTGCTAACTCTGGTCTAGCTTCTTCACGCCAGTTAATCGCTAAGTATCTAAATGAATCTGAAGCATGAGATGTCCAATCATGTCTTGGCTTATCTTTAAACTGCTTCTTGTCATCATCCCATTCACGCTGATACTGTTTCAATGCTTCTAAACCTTCAGAGCATCTCTCACGATCAAACCATACTCTAGGCATCATCTGTCTAGCAGCTTGAATACCATCTTGCATTGAAAGACTAGGCGTAATGGCCATGTTCTTTATACCTAAGTGTTCAGCTAACATCTCTATTACCGACTTACCACCACTTGCTAGTGTTTTAGCTCTAGCATCATGCGGTAGAAAGTGCGTACCAAACTTATACGGCTTACTTAATACATGCGCTGCGTAATGGTCTATTGATTTACCACTAGCAGCATAATAATCTATTACATGGACTTCACCATGCACAACCTGATAAAAAAAGATGGCAGTATCATCAGAATAACCAAGATCCCATGCTGTATGCACTGGCACGTATCTATCATACTCTACACCGGTAATCCTACCATCAACTTCTGCTTGATACAGTTCCCTACCCCAAATCGCACCAGGTATCGCTGCATCAAAATCACATTCCATCTCTTGACGCCATGAATCTTCTGACAATTCAGCCTTCAAAGCATTAAACTCTGATTGAGGCAATATCCCAGACTCACTAGCTGTTATCTTTAATGCTAACCAATCATCACTATGCTCAGCCCTGTTATACACTTCCCAAAACTGGTTACGGCCTTTAGGCGTACCAATGATAATAGCTTTACCCTGTCTATCCGCTAGTGCTGGTCGTAAGATGTAATTCCATACACCTGGCTTCCAATCGCCATACTCATCACATATTACAGCATCAAAAAACATACCACGCAAGGCATCAGCATTATCAGCACCAAACAGTTGAATTCTTGCACCATTCATAAAGTCTATGCGTAACTCTGATTCGTTTACTGATACGCCTTCTATTACTCTCGTAAACTGCTTGAAATAATCCCAAGCTACTGACTTGGCTTGACGATAGAAGGGAGCAATGTAAGCACCTCTAAAATCTACTCTGTCAGTTTGTATTGCATCTCGTATTAAATGATTAACACAAGCTACTGTCTTTCCAGCCCTTCGGTGGGCCACAATACATGACCAGCGTTGTGTTGAATCATGTAAAGGTACAAATGCTTTTCTTGGTGAGTATTCAATTTCTATCAATCTACTTCACCAGTAGTTGCTTTCCATCCATACACTCGCATATCACCACTAACTTCTGTGGATTGCTCAATAGACTGTATAGACTTACCTTCAAGCCTATCTCCTATTTCTTTTAGTGCGCTTATATCACCATCTAGTGCTTTAGAGATCAATGCTTTCGCTAGGTTAGCTAAGTTATCATCTTGGATGATTGCTTTACGAATAGCATCACTCCAAATCTTAGTCTTAACTGCGTTTTGATTTCCTTTTGGCGCACCAGGAGTAGTCCCAGACTTAGCCATAATTCTATCCTATTGATTATATATGTAACAAAACTTAATTAATTGATTTAAAAACTATTTACCCATCAATGCCATAGCTAATTTATGTGGCTTAGACTTAACGCCTTCATGGGCCATTTTCTTGGCTTGTTCCATAGGAATATTTGTGCGTTTAGCTACCTCTGGTGAGTGAGCTGCTGCTTCAAATAATCTGTGTTGAGCTAAATTGTAAGGCATTTAATGCTCCTACTATGTATTTGTAATTGACATTATATCAAATAATATTAGTTGTCAATGTTTTTACTTTTTCTTTATATATAGCCTTGAG